TCTCGTCGTGATCGGGGAAGGCACCGTCACATGATCGACGCCGGGCAACTCCGCGAGCGGATCACGGTAGAGCAGCCGACCGAATCGCGGAACCGGCTGGGCGAGACGACGTACACGTACTCGTCATTCGCAGAGGTGTGGGCGAGCGTCACGGGCGTGACGGCCCGGGAGTTCCTCTTGGCGAACACCCAGCAAACGGAGATCACGCATCGGATACGGATGCGGTATCTGACCGGGCTCACGAATCAGATGCGGATTTCGTGGCGTGGGCGAACGCTTCAGATCATCTCGGTGCTGGAGCGGGAGAACCGGAGTGAGCACGAACTGATCTGCTCGGAGACCGTCTGATGGCTGTCGGCGGCGTGCAGTTGAATATCAACACGGAGGAGTTGCGCGGCTTCCGCGAGAAGCTGCGGGAGTTCCTGCCGCCGCGGCAGGCATCCGAAGTCATCGGCGACGCGGTGCGGAAGGCGATCCAGCCGATGACTCGCAAGCTCCGCGAGATCACGCCCGTCGGGCCGACGGGCAACCTGAAGCGGGCGGTCACGTCGAAGGTTGTGAAGTACGCTCAGAGCGGCGTCGCGGTTGGCATCGTTGGCTTCACCCGGGCGGGCGACAGCCCGACGGCATCCGCAGCCGGCGGCACCGTGCGTGTCGGCAAAGACCGAGCCTTCCACCAGTGGCTCCTCGAGTTCGGGACGAAGCGACGCGTGCTCACGCGAATCTCGAACAAGCCATATCAACGAAAAAGCCCCACGACGCCGTTCACCCGCACCCGCCTGGGGCAACAGGAGACGGTTCGCGGCAAAGGTGTGGTGCATTGGGTGAGCGGGCAGAACGCCGTGATCGCCAGTTCGTTCAACCGCCTCGGGCCATTCCAGGTCGTGAGGAACGAAGACCGGGACGGTGTGCAAACGAACCCGGCGTACCCTCGCGCGTTTTTCAAGAAGGCCAAGAAAGGCCAGCCGCTCATCATCGAAGCCTCGCCGGCTGGCGGCATCAAGAACATCCCGCCCGTGCAGACCGCGTTCGACCAGACGCAGGGAGAGATCGCCGCCATTCTTCAGCGGGAACTCGGGCTCTCGCTCGCGGAGGCGTGGTCTGCTCTGCGGTATCGCGACCTCGGCAGCGTCTCTGGCACCGACACACTCGGGCCGGGCTAACCCTGCAAGGGAACGGGGGCCACGCCGCATGATGCGGATATGGCCCTCCGCTCCCCCGAAGCCGCGATTCGTTCCGCCCTGGTCGCCGACGCCGACGTGGCGAATCTGTTGGGCACCCGGATCTTCCCGGTGATCGCCCCCGCCTCCGCGGCGGTGCCGTTCGCCACCTACCGCCGCAGTGCCGTACAGCGTTCCCAGAGTCTTTCCGGCCCGACGGGCGTGACCACCGTGGTCCTCGCCCTCGACCTCTACGCGGAGAGTTACGAGGCAGTAAGGGATCTCGCCGACAAGTGCCGGCTGGCGCTGGATGGGTACGGGGGCACGTCGCCAGAATCGGTAATAGTCGAGAACACGTCGCTCGACAACGAGGCAGACGGGTTCGCCCAACTCGCCGGCGGCGAGGCACCACCGCTTTACTCGGTTTCACAAACGTATTCGATCCTCTGGCAGGAGCAATAAAAAATGTCGACCACCCCGCACAGCGGAACCGGAACCGTCATTCGACTCGGCAACGTGGTCTACTCGGCGACGAACATCGTCATTTCGAACACCGACCCCCAGGCTGACGCCGAGAAGATCGACATCAGCCACCTCGGGCTCTCGACCGGCAACGCTATCGCCACGATCGACCGACCGCTCCAAGGCTCGACGAGCGACACTGGCCGCACGGTGCAATTCGACTACCTCGGCAACGTGGTGATCGCCGACGCTTCGACCGGCACGTGCACGATCACGGTGGGTGGGTCGGCGGTCGGCTCGTTCTCAGCCCTTGCCTACACGGTGAACGCCTCGACGCTGACGCTCGCCCTGAACGACGCGATCCGTGGTCAAGCCACCCTGCGGGTCGCCCGCGTCTAGTTGCCGTGGCGGAGGCCCGTCATGGCAACTTATTGCACGGGCGTTAGCGCAATCTGGAACAGCGTCACTCTCGGTGAAGTCACCGAGATCGACGCCACCATCGGCGGCAGCCTCCCGCTCGGGCGCGATTCGACGTTTGCAGTTGACGCAGGCGTTATTTCTATCAAGTGCCTAGCCACCGCGGGCATCGGCATTACGAATTGTGGGATTCAGAGCACGCTCCAGTTGTCTGGCGGCGGGCTCACTCTGACCCACAAGGCGATCTGCCAGACGCTCACGTTGACGGGTCGGGTGAACGACATCGCCCGGTACGGCGCAACTTTCAAACTCGTGAGGCAATAGATGGCACTCTCGGCTGAACAGATTCTCGCGGCGGATGACCTTGGCTTGAAGGAAGTCAAGGTGAAGGAATGGGGCGGCTCGGTGTTCATCCGTGTGATGAGCGTCGCGGAACGCGACGCCTACGAGCGGATGTGGATCGGCAAGAAGGACAGCGGCGTGGCGAACTTTCGCACCGAGTACCTCGTGCGGCTTCTGTGCGACGAGAAGGGCGACCTCCTCTTCACGAAGGAGCAGATCGAGAAGCTCGGCCAGAAGAGCGGTGCGGTAATGGCTCGCCTGTTCGACGCGGCGATCCGCCACAACGCAATGTCGGAGGCGGATGTCGAAGAACTGGGAAAAGGCTAAACGTCTCGCCAGTTCGTCGGTTCATGTTCCGGCTGGCGGGACACCTAAAGATGACGGTCGGTGAACTAGCACGACGAATGGATTCACAAGAACTCGCGGAGTGGATGGCTTATACGCGGTACTACGAAGCGATCGGAAACCCTTGGGCAGAGACGGGCTTGATCGTGTCGGCGTTACTCGCGCCGCACGCGCCGAAAGGGAAAGCCCCGAAGCCTTCAGACTTCATTCCGATCGAGCCGGCACCGCAGCATGAGGTTCAAGCCCGCGACGTCCTCATGGACTTGATGCAGCAACTCGGAGCGGAGTGAGATGGCGACGATCCTCGGGCTAGCGCTGAAGATCAACGCGGACGCGAGCGGCGTCCCGCGCCAGCTCACGACCGTCGAGAGGGCGTTGCAGGGGCTCGATCGCGAAGCGGCGAAAGTCACCGGCGTTTTCGACAGATTCTCTCAGTCGAGCGCCGCTGCGGCAGAAGTGCAGCAGCGGTTTCAAGCAGAGATTGACGCGCTGACGCGAGCCCTTGAAGACAGGGCAATCAACGGGCAGCAGTTCGCCGACGGCTTCGCGGCGATTCGTGCCGAGGCTGCCGCCCTTGCGGACACGTTCGCGGAAGGTGCCCGTGTCACCGAGCAGTATCGAACCGAAGAGGACCGGCGAGCGGAGACGCTGCAACGCCTGTCGAATCTTCTTGAGGCCGGCGCAATCTCGGAGGACACATACGCTCGCGCGTCTGCCGAAGCCAGCGGCGCAAACGCAGCGGCAGCCAAGGCGGAACAGGCTCGCGCGTCGGCCCTCGCTTCTGCGGCCCGCATCATCCAGGCCAACCTCACGCCGCAAGAGCGGTACGATCAACAAGTGCAAGAGCTTCGCGGGCACCTTGAGGCCGGGCGGCTTTCCCAGGAGCAGTTCAACCGGGCAGCGGCCCGCGCGAAAAGCGACCTCGACAACGTCGGCAAGTCGGCCACGAACACCGACAAGAGCATCGACAGTCTCAACAAAAAGGTCTCGGTGCTCGCCGCCATTGAGATCGGTCGAGTGCTGGTCGATGGGTTCCAACTGTTGAGCAACGCGTTCACGAGCGCGACGAGTCAAATCACATCGCTCGTGACTTCGGTGAACGCCTCGCTGAACACGCTGGATGATTTCTCGCAGCGAACAGGCATAAACGTCGAAGCTCTCCAAGGCTACTCGCTTGCGGCAAAGTTGGCCGGCGTAGACACCGAGGCGTTCGGGTCGGCGGTCCAGAAACTGGGCGTGAACATCGGCAAGGCGAACCCGGGCGACGCGTTCGACAAGTCACTTCGCGGCATCGGGCTGTCGGTCGCGGAGTTGCGGGCACTTGCCCCAGAGCAGCAATTCAGCGCAATCGGCGCGGCCATTTCTCAACTGCCAACGGCTGCCGACCGTGCTGCCGCATCTGTCGAAGTCTTTGGCAAGCAGGGTGCCGCACTGGCTCCGCTGTTCCGCGATGGAGCAGCGAGCCTTGAGGAGCTCCGCGATCGTGCGGATCGGCTCGGCGTGATCGTGGATCAGACGCAGATCGACAACGTCACAAGTATGAACGACGCCTTCGATCTTGTTTCTGCGACCGTCAGCGGCATCGTCGGGCAAGTGATCGGCAACCTGGCCCCGGCGGTTACATCAGTGACCGAGGAGTTTTTGAAGTTTGTCGAAGCGTTCGACGGATCCGGCGGCGCGGGCGGCACGGGGATTGCCAACTCGATCACTGAAGTGCTGCTTCAGGGTGCCGAGTATTTTGCAGGAATTTTCGATGAGTTCGTCGGATCGTTCGCTGGATTCTCGGTTCAACTTGAAAACGCAGGAAGCGCATTCACGACTGTGACCGGCGTTCTTGATGCCTTGAGTGGCACGTTCAAGGCGATCTTCAACACGTTCCAGATTATCGGAAACGGCATCGCGGTTGCCTTGGGCAAAGTGCTTGAAGGCATTGGCAGTTACGTCAGCACCGACCTCGAAAACTTTGGGCGGGATCTGCAAACGAACGCCAACGATCAACTCCAGCAAAACCTTGCCGAACTTGAGGCAGCCGGGCAACAAATCATCGACGGCACCACGCAGGCCGTTTTTGGAAACGCCGCGGAGCAAGAGGCGGCAGCGACCGGGGCCGCAACCACGTTCATGCAATCATTGCGGGCGCGGGTTGAACGTGAGCGTTCTCCGCAGTTCCAGATTGAGACAAACATCGAAGAGACTCGCGATCGCTTCGACTCATTCTTTAACGGCATCACGGTCGAGAGCAGCCGGATCACTGACGCAATGCGGCAGTTTGAGGCGGTGGTCGCTTCAGTGGTCGATCCGCTGAACATGACTGAAGAGGAGATCAAGCGAATTGAGGAAGCCCAGCGGTTCGTGAACACGTCGATCGACCAGGAGCTCACACTGCGGCAAGATGCGGCCGAGGCTGCCACAAAGCAAGCCGACGAGGACGGCAAGCGAATCGACAACCTCTTGAAGACGAACGACGCACAGCAAAAGATCGCCGAAGACTTGGCTGCCCTGGAGCGAGAGCAAGTCCGAGTCCAAGGCGAGATCGACGCCGCCCGCGATGCCCAAGACGCGGCGCGGACTGACGCAGCCCTGAGTCGCCGGGCTCAGATTGACCAGTTGCAGGCGTCGCTCGAAGAGCAGCAGCAGGCAGCCGAGCAAGGTTTCTCAGCGAGCTTCTCAAAGACATTTGAAGAGACGAACAAGGGCATCGTCGATCTCGTTAACAAGGCCGCAGAGTTTGGAAACGCTGGTGCCATCGCTGCCCAGCAACTCAAGGAAGGCATCGCCCGGGCGCAGGAGCAGGTTCGAGACGGCATCCTTACCCGCGAGACCTACGAACGCGAGGTCGCCCAGCAACGCGATATCTTCCAGCAACGCCTCGACGCTGCCGCCCGGGTCGAGGAGTTCCTGCGAAACGGCGTTGACGCTCGGCAGCAGGCCGAACTCAAGGCGACTGAGGAACTGGAGAAGCGGAAGAAACAAGCCGCGACCAACGTCCAGGCGATCGAAGCGAAACTGATCGAGGAGCGAAAGAAGTTAGAAGAGGCTCGCGAGGCGGGCGACCTCCGCGGGGCTCGCGCGGGTGCGACGCGCGTCAGAGAACTGGAGCGTGTGCAGCGGCAGGAGCAGCAACTCGCCGATGGGCGACTTCGCCAGCAAAACCAGATCGGCCAGCAGTTCCTTACTGGACTGAACTCGGCCCAGCAATTTCAGAATCTCGTCACGCAACAGAACGACAACTTCTTGAAGTCGTTCAACGACACATACGCAGGGGCGAACCAAGCCCTCGCCGCCAACGCCGCAGCAGCCGCAGAGCAGGCGGCGAAGTTGGAAAGACTCCTCACGCCGACGAACCAACTTGCGAACACCGCGGATATTCGGACGGCGGAAGGGCAGCAACTCCTCCTCGACGTGGCGAGCCAGGGCATCGACCCGGCGCTCGTGGAGTCGCGGCTTCAGACGAAGCAACTCAACCTCATCGCGCAAGGCATCAGCCAAGCGGCATCAAACTACTTCAACTCGCCCGTCGCCATCGTCGGCGGCGCGGCACTCGGGTGATTTATGCCAGGCACAATCCTCTCCACTCGCGAACTTGCCCGCACGTTTGAGAACGAAGTTGGCTCGACCGGCGGGGCCGCTCGGCGTCGCTGGGTGTGCAATCTAAGCGACGACACACTCACGAACAACGGGCCGCCCGACATTGCAACGATCCTCACCGCGACTGCCGGCGGCGCGTTCAATGCGCTCCACCCGGTTCACACGGCACTCGGGCTGCGGAAGATCATCGTCAACGAACGATTCGAGGATGATCCCTATAAACTCGAAGTGATCGGCGAGTATGGATTCGTGAGAGCCGAAGATCTCCTCGCCCCGGCGGCCCGCGCCGCCGTGTGGTCGTTTGAGTCGCAGCCGGGCGAGATCCCGGCTCTCGCGTACTACGACGCGAACGCGTCGTTCCCGCCCGACAAGCCGCTCACAAACTCCGCGTTTGATTTTTTCCCTGGGCTCACGACTGTAGAGTCGATGGTGCGGATCAAGGTTCAGCAGAACTTCGCCACGTACCCGAACCTCTGGCTCGCTGCGCAGAACCACTTGAACAATGCGGAGTTCCTCGGCTGCGGAATCGACACTGTGAAGGTCGCGGCGGTTGAGGCGACCTACACGACTGAGATGGTGAGCAATGTCATGTATTCCTACTACGCTTCGACTGCGAGCCTGCTCTACCGGCAGTCGTCGCACAACCTTCTGATTCCCGACGTCGGATTCAACTTCATCGACGGCGGCCAGAAGCGACGCGGCATGGTGTTTGATTTTCAGAACGCCGAGTGGGTGCCGTCGCCGAATCCGATTGCACTCAACGGCAGCGGGATGCAGAACCTCACCGGCAACCCTGCCATCCTTACTCGCCGCGTGAATCCGCGAACCAACTTCACGACGCTCTTCGGGTCGCCTCCATGACGAGGCCACGCGACCCTACGCAGTTCACACGCGAGAGCGCCGAGCGGATCGCCAACGTGGTGCGTGCGGCGGAGCTCGCGTCGCCGGCTGCGAGGCCGCTGTCGTTTGAGCCGCTGTTCGACGCGAGGAAGCAGAAGGTCTTCCGCGTAGCGACGTTCACCGGCGCGTGGTCGATCAACGCCACGAAGACGGTGACGTTCCGCAATCAGACGGCCACGCCGAACACGGCTGTGGCCACCAATCTCTTTGCCGCCCTGACCGGCACGACAGCAACTTCCACTTTCCGCAATTGTGCAATAGCCAAAGACGGGACGGCGTGGTATCTCATCGCCGCACAGTGCTGATATGGCAATGCTTGGTGCTTTATGTTCGCCGTGTTGCGGGTCAACTGGAATTTGCGAGCCACAAGCTCCCACCGACGGCGTTGTGCTGGCATATTCGATCGTAGACGGGCTGGATGGATCGTTTCCTGAACGTCCGGCCGGAAATGGATTAACTGCGCACCCTGGTTTCTCTGGCTACCAGACTTCCGCCGGGCCTGTTAATTACCTTGTTTCGCCATTTAGGAGCCGGACACAAGGCGGGCCGCAGTCATTTTGTCCTGATGTTTACGCATCGGAGGAAGTAACCTACTACCAGGATTCAATCCCGCAGACGCCCGGAACTGCGTGGCCGTGGTTTCCTGTTTGGGGGTCCGACTTTGATACCAACCGAATTACGTTTACTAGATTTGAATGCACCATTAACTCCCTCCCAGGGTTTCGCCGCCAGTCGTCCGCAGCATTTAAGCTACGAATGGGCGCAATTAGCTGCCCTCTAATCATTCAATCTTGTTTGTACAATAAGAGTTTTTCGGGAACTATCACAAACACTTTTAGTACGTTTTGGTCGTTTGGACGTGGTGAATACAACACTGAATACACGTTCTCGGCAACAAACGTGCTCGGCCAGAGTGTTTCTCTGACTCAGTCCGGCAGCGGTAGCGCTTCAGTAAGCAGCACAAGTCGAACAGGAACGACGTGGCCTGTAAGGTTGTACGCAAAAGCCGACGTTTATTCATACTACGACCCGTTCCCAACTCTGAAAAAACGATACCAAGAAATCCAGATGGATATTCTTGGAATCTATAGTGTTGGGTTGAATGAATTTTTATTTCCTCCGCTTGGCCCGGCGGCCAGTAATTTGCCGTGATTCGCATAAATCCGGTTGAGTTGCATAGGCTAGCGTTACGATCTGGGATTTCTGTTCACGAAATCGACCAAGCAATCGTGCGTGGAAATTCCAATTCAGTTGAGTTAGATGAGTCGCACCCAGCGGTATCTAGGATTGCGTCCCTCATTGATCGCGGCCCCGGCACCCAGCTTGCCGCGCTCTTAAAGCGATTCGGCATCTCGCCCACGCCAACTTGCGCCTGCCGTGCCAAGGCGGCTGAGATGGACGCTTGGGGTTGCGACGAGTGCAGCCGGCCAGAGCGGATCGACGAGGTGGTCGCGGTGATGCGAGCAGAGGCCGAAGCTCGCGGCCTGCCCTTCCTTGACGCCGCCGGTAGGTTGCTCGTGAAACGCGCGATCGCCAACGCCCGGCGAAAGGAAGCGGCCGCCAATGCCCAGCGACCACCACATCACGATCGAAGGCAAGAAATGGCTCCTCCGGTTCACAAAATTGACGGGTGACGCCGCCGGCTGGACGTTCTTCGACGGTGCCGCGAAGCCGCGGATTCTGATTGACGAGAACGCTCGCGGCTGGAGTCGAGTCGAGACGATCCTCCACGAGCTCGCCCACGCGGCGCTCGGCCCGAACATCAGCGAGGAAGCGATCACCGAACTCGCGCGTGTGCAGCGGCGCGTTCTGAAGATGCTCTACACGATCACGCCGAAGGAGTGACAGATGGCAAGGAAGCCAGCGTTGCTTGATGAAGTGCTGACGCTCTCGCAGAACCGCAAGCCGGGATTCGGCACGTGGTATTCGCGGCTACCAGATGACGCGAGGGACGAGCTCGACGCGGTGCGGTCGGCGTTCGATCCGCAGCGGCACCAGAAGCGGGCTTATGCGCGGGCGATCATCGAAGCGTGCAAGTCTCGTGGATGGCAGACCTCTGGCGTTCAAGGAGTGCTCGCATGGCTGGACGGCAGACGCTGAAACAAGAAGTCGCCGCAAAGCTCCCGCCACCCTCGCCGGCAGCCGACGCCGAACAGGTGACGCAGCGGCAGGACGGCGAGACGCTTGAAGCCCGCAGCACGAGCCGGCGGATCAAGACGGTCGATGATCTGCTACGGCATATCGAAGCCGATATGACGCGATACGAAGTCGCCGCCAGCGAGGCGACGAAATGGGAGGTGGCGACCGCTGACGCCAACGGCGAGCCCACCGTCACCGAACTGCATCGCGTTTGGGTGCGGCTCAAGCCCCGGGGCGGGCCGACGACCGTCGAGGTGGTGCAGGCGATGATCGACGCGGCGACGAAAAGCCTGCGGAAGCCGCTAACCAAAAGCGTAAAGTCACCGAAGCGAGACGGCCTTTGGCAAGTGCTGTGCGTGGCTGACACTCATTTCGGGAATTACGCCTGGGGGCAGACAACTGGCGCGGGCGACTGGGACGTGTCGATCGCCGAGCGTGTCGTGCACGGTGCCGCCGGCGAACTCTTGGCGGTGGGCGATTCCCACAATCCCACACGCCGCACGATCGCCTTTCTCGGCGACCTATTCCACTACGATCGAGCCGAGCGGGCCGAGACGAGCAGCGGCACGCCGCTCGAACGTGACGGCAGGCTCCAGAAAATGATCCAAGTCGGGAGCGACGTGTTGCTCGGCATCGTGGATCGATCGGCCGCTACGTGCCCCACCGACGTCGTGCTCGTACATGGCAACCATGACGAGACTCTATCGTGGGCTTTCCACCGCATCTTGCTCGAGCGGTTCCGCAACGACCGCCGCGTGAGAGTTGAGGAGCGGTACACCGGGCGGAAGTACGTCGCTCACGGGAAGAACTTGCTGGGCTTCGCCCACGGCCACAAGGCAAAGAAACGATTGCCGCAGATCATGGCGATCGAGGCAGCGGCAGAGTGGGCACAGTGCCCGTATCGCGAATGGCACACCGGGCACTATCACTCATCGGCGGCAGAGTGGAGCCGACCGATCGAGACGATTGACGGCGTGCTGACTCGCGTCGCCCCGTCGCTCTGCGCTCCCGACGATTGGCACGCTTCGCACGGGTTCTTGAACACTAGACAGTGCATGGAGACTTTCATCTACGCGCCCGAGGGTGGCCTCACCGCAATGCACGTATCGACACCAACGAAAGGAAGACCATGACAACGACATTCCAAGAAGCAAACGCCGCACTCCGCCAAGCCGTCGGCACGAGAATCGCCGCCGTCGCCGCGGGCCGGGCGACTGAGCAGTGGTACGATCCGCAGGACGAAGACTCGCCGAAGCCGCTGATCGGGGATTCCCTGCTCGCATCGAGCGACGTGCATCCCACCTCGCAGCAGTTCTTCGATCTGTGCGACGCGCTCAAAGAGATGCACCGCCGCAAGAGCCGCGACTACGGGTGCCCGAGCGGCACCGACCCACTCGCCAACATCCGCAACGGTGCGAAGTTCGTCGGTATCCCGTCGTGGAAAGCGGCGATGGTTCGCCTTTCGGACAAGGTGACGAGACTCGCGACGTTCAATGCGACGGGCACGCTCCACAACGAAGGCGTGATCGACACGCTTGAAGACCTCGCGAGTTACGCGATCCTAGCCCGCCTACTCTACGAGGAGGAACGCGGTGGCTGACGTCCAGCACCTCAGCGACGAGTACCTACTGGAGTGCGAGCAACGAGCGCGGCGATTCCAAGGCGCGTGGACGGGCTCAAGCGGCGACCTCGCGGCGCGACTGATGCACGCGCTGGGTGAAATCCAAAGGCTGAAGGTCGAGCTCGCACGGCGGGAGGAGAAACACACATGCGGTGGCTACTCGGCTCGCTGATTGACGCGATCGACAGACTGACGGCAGAGATTCGGCGTCAGTCGCAGTGGTTGCGGCAGCCGAGTGTTCGAGTTCGTCTGACCCGACAGGAGAGCACTATGCTCGTCTATTCCGTTTCCGCTGCCGCACCCATCGACAACGATGTTGTCGAGCGGCGTCTGACTGTTGACGTTGTGGGCAGTGAGCCCACGACAACCACGTTCCCTGGTGACGCCACCGACCTCGGCGAGATCAAGGTCGAGCAGGGTGCGACCGTCACGTTGTCGCTCGTCGATGTCGATGACGCGGGCAACCCGAGCACGCCAGCGGTCGCTGGCCCGTTCGAGGCGGTGGACACGATCGCGCCGGCCAAGCCTGGCACGTTTGGCGTGACG